GGAGAAGGCCGAGGCGCGAGCCAAGACCGCCGCCAAGGTCGCGCAGGAGAAGGGAGTCCCCGCCGAGCTCATCGTCGGCGAGGACGAGGAGAGCATGGCCGCATGGTGCGACAAGATGCTCGCCGCATTCAAGACAAAGCCCGCGCCGCGAGTGGAGAAGCCCGGCAGCTTCGACAAGGGCGGCAAGGGCGGGGACGAGGCGCTGCGAGACTTCGCCAAGCGCCTCCTGAAGTAAGCCAAACCCGAAGAAAGGCACAGAAATGGCTGCAAACGACACCCAGAAAATCAAGCTGCCGTCCAGCGTGGTCTCCACCATCATCGGCAAGGTGAAGGACACCTCCACCATCGCCACGCTGAGCCCCAGCACCCCGCAGAAGTTCGCCGACACGACCTATCTCGTGTTCAACCCGACCGCCGAGGCCGAGGTCGTCGCGGAGGGCGGCAAGAAGTCCGGCTCCGAGATCTCCACTACGCCCATCGTCGCCAAGCGCGCCAAGATCGTCACGACCACGCGCGTCTCCGACGAGCTGAAGTGGGCCGACGAGGACAACCAGCTGGAGATCATCTCCAACATCATCGCCGACCAGACCGCCGCCGCGGGCCGCGCGCTCGACTACATCGTCTACCACGCCATCAACCCCAAGACCGGCCTCGGCCTCACGGGCTACACCGCCCTGACCGCTGACAAGGACGTCCACAGCGTCGCCAAGACCGACTCCCCGGTCGACGACATCGACTCCCTCTCCGACACCCTGCTCGACTACGGCATCAACGGCATCGCCATGAGCCGCCAGTTCGCCTCCGATCTGCGTAAGCTGCGCGTGCCCGCCACCGGGCAGCGCCTGTACCCCGAGGTGCCGCTGTCCCTCAACGTGGGCAACCTCGACGGCATCCCCGCCTCCGTGTCCGGCACCGTGAACGGCCGTCTCGCCAAGACCCCGACCAAGGTCTCCGCGATCATGGGCGACTTCTCCGCCATCAAGTGGGGCATGGTCCGCGACATCACCGCCGAGGTCATCGAGTACGGCGACCCCGACAACACCGGTCAGGACCTGAAGGGCTACAACCAGATCGCCTACCGCACCGAGGCCGTGCTCGCATACGCGGTACTCGACCCGAAGGCCTTCGCCGTCCTCAAGAGCGCCTAGGGGGTACCGAGATGGCTCAGCTAGTCCAGAAATTCATCGTGGAGGACGCGGGCAAGGCGTCCAGCATCCTCCCGCAGCACGTGGCGCTCGTCTCGCCCGACGGCAAGCCGCTCGTCGTGCCAAAGAAGGTTGCCAACCCCGGCGCCAGCCCGACCGTCGCGAAGGTCGTGCAGGCCCTCGTCGACGCCGGGATCATGGAGGCCGAGTAGCCATGGCCGCGCTCGCCAGCGTCGACGACTACAAGGCCCGCTACGGCGAGCCCGCGGACTCGGCACGCACCGAGGTGCTGCTCCAGGACGCATCCGACCTGATGCTCGCGGCATTCGAGGACCGAATCGGCGAGTACACCGAGGGGGCGTGCCCGGCATTCGACCGCGCCGCCCCCGCCGTGTGCTGCCTGCTCGTCAACCGCGTGCTCTCGGCACCGTCCGCGATGGCCGGCGCCACGCAGTACAGCCAGGGGGCGGGCATCTATACGGCATCGGTGACCTACGGCTCGGCGCTCGGCGATATGTACCTAGGTAAGAGCGACCTCAGACGCCTCGGCCTCACCGGTCAGGCGCTCGGGTCGCTCACGCCGCTGGAGAGGGGAGGGGTGACCGAATGATGTGCCTCATCTCCGGCGAGACCGTGACCGTGCGCAATGCGGCCCAGTCATACGACGAGCTTGGCGAGCCTGCCGGCGAGACGGTGTCCGAGGAGGCGGTCGACAACGTCGTCGTGTGCCCCGGCGCGACCGCCGACCTCGACTCGACGCGCCCGAACGGCGTGACGGTCGCCTACACGCTCTGCTTCCCGAAGGGCGCAGACGTTGACCTCAAGGACGCGACGGTCACGGTGCGCGGCACCGACTACAAGGTGGTCGGCGACCCCAAGCGATACACCGCGGCCAATACGCCCGGCCCCTGGGACCTCACCTGCGAGGTGACCCGAACCGATGGCTAAGGCGAAGTGCGAGGTCAAGATCAAGTGGAAGGGCTGGAACCGCGGCGGATACGCCGAGGTCATGAACGGCGGGGGCGTGCAGGCCATGCTCGATCAGAAGGCGAATGCCGTCGTCGCGTCCGCCAACGCATCGCTCGAGAAGAAGTCGGGCGACAAGGGATACGTGTGCGACGTCATGAGCGGCTCCCTCGCCAAGGGGCGCTCGCTCCACACGGAGGGCGTCCACGCCTTCCGCAGCGAGAAGAAGCACAACCGCTTGCAGGCAATCTTCGGAGGTGACTGATGGACATCGAGAGGGTGGTCGCCAAGCGGCTCATGGACGCGACCGGCATCAAGTGCGTGCCCGACGTGCCGCGCGAGAGACCCGATGAGTTCGTCCAGGTCACCATCGCCGCCACGAGCGCGACACGGTTCATCCAGTCCCCGCGCGTGCTCGCCACGTCGTGGGCGAAGACCCGCAGGCGCGCACGCGAGATCGCCGAGGCCGTCGAGCGGGCGTGCTCCGCCATCGAGGACGAGCCCAACGTGTTCTCGGCCGTGTCCGACGGCACGTACCGATGGGACGACCCCGACACGGGGACTCCCAGATACCAGACGAACATCAACCTGACCATCTGCGAATAAGGAGCAATCATGGCAGAAAGCAACAAGAACAACGTCGCCAACGTCTCCAGCGCCAAGGGAGTAAAGGGCGGCTACATCTTCACCGCGCCCGCCGGAACGGCGCTGCCGACCGACTACATGACCGCGCTGCCCGAGGCGTGGAAATGCCTCGGCTACATCAGCGAGGACGGCTACGTCGAGACGCTCGACAGCGACTCCGAGGACATCAAGGACATGAACGGCGACCTCATGGCGTCGCCGCAGACCTCCCGCGTCGAGAGCGCGCAGCTCACGCTCGCCGAGATTAAGGCTGCGACCCTCAAGGTCATGTACGGCTCCGGCAACGTCAAGGACGAGGCCGGCATGATCACCGTCAAGCACAACGGCGACTCCACTGAGACATGGCCCGCCGTGCTCGATCTCGTGCTCAAGGACAGCCGCCGCTGGCGCAAGGTCGTGCCGCTCGCCCAGTCCTCCGAGCTGGACGACCTCACCCTCGCCGTGGGCGAGCTCGCCGCGCGCGCCCTCACGGTCAAGTACCTCACCGACGATGCCGGCAACACCTGCTACGACTACATCCAGTCCACCGAGACCGCGACCGCCAAGGCCGCTGAGACCGCGGAGGGCAAGTAATGACCAAGCTCACATTCACCATCCCCGGCATCGACGGCGAGTTCACCGCCGACCTCGACGAGCTGCTCAGCTACAAGACGAACAAGCAGTTCGCCAAGAGCGAGACCGAGCCGGGCGGGATGTTCGAGGCCTTCGAGCGCGTCTTCGCGGGCCGCGACGAGGAGTACATGGAGCGCCTCGGCGGCTCCGTCGAGTCCATGGGCGTGCTCATGCAGGCCGCATTCGAGGCGGCGAAGGCAAAAAACTCCCAGGATTCGTCCTCGAGCTCGAAGGGCACCGCGCAGAAGTCGTAGCGGACTTCCGCCAGTACTACGGCATCGACCTCCCGCTCGAGGGCGGACCGGACGACCTCCGGCGTGCCGCCCTCCTGTGGGAGCAGCTGCCGGAGGAGTCGAGGTGCGCGCGCCGCATGTACCCGGAGCTCAAGTGGAGCGAGGAGACGTACATGCTCTGGCGCATCGAGCACCAGCTCAGGAGCCTCGCGTGGGGGCTGAGCGACAAGAAGCACCGGACGCCGCAGGAGCCGCAGCCGCTCAAGACGCCCGGGCAGCTCGCGGAGCTCAAGAGGCACCAGCGCAACGCCCTCGCGAACAGGGCGGAAATCGACGAGATTCTAGGATTAGGAGGACGGGATGGCGACTAGCGTAGGCTCGGCATGCATCACGCTCATGCCGTCCATGAAGGGCTTCGCCGGCAGCATCTGCTCGGAGTTCGGCGACACGGGCTCCAAGGCCGGAAAGTCATTCGGCGACTCGATGACCTCCGGCGTGGACGGCGGGGTCAAGCGCTCCAGCGGGCTGCTGAGCGGGCTCGGCACCGTCGCAAGGGGCGTGGGCACCGTCGCCGCGGCTGGCATGGGCGCGCTCACCACGGCGGTGACCACCATCGGCGGCGCTGCGGTATCCGCATACGCCGACTACGAGCAGCTGGTCGGCGGCGTCGATACGCTCTTCGGCTCCGCGTCCGGCAAGCTGCAGGGATACGCCGCGGAAGCGTACAAGACGTGCGGCATGAGCGCAAACCAATACATGACCCAGGCGACCAGCTTCGCCGCATCGCTCGTGAGCTCGTGCGGCGGCGACGTGGCGAAGGCCGCCGAGTCCGCCAACACGGCGATGGGCGACATGGCGGACAACGTCAACAAGATGGGCTCGGACATGACCGACGTCCAGAACGCCTACCAAGGTTTTGCCAAGCAAAACTACACGATGCTGGACAACCTGAAGCTGGGCTACGGCGGCACGAAGTCCGAGATGGAGCGACTCATCGCGGACGCCAACAAGCTGCGCGCGGCGCAGGGCAAGACCGCCGACCTCACCATCGACAGCTACGCCGACGTGGTCGAGGCCATCCACACCGTGCAGTCCGAGATGGGCATCACCGGCACGACCTCCAAGGAGGCCGCGACGACCATCTCCGGCTCCATCGGTATGGCAAAGGCATCATGGGAGAACTTCCTCACCGGCCTTGGCCGAGACGACGTGGACTTCTCGCAGCTCACCGAGCAGCTGCTCACGTCCGTCGGCGCCGTGGCCAAGAACATCGCGCCGCGCGTCGCGCAGATCGGGCAGGGCATCATCAAGGCGCTCCCCGCGGCGCTCTCCGGCATCGCGTCGGTGCTCACGCCCATCGTGTCCGAGGCGCTCGCCACGGCGTGGAACATCGCCGTCGGGGCGCTCGCCGGCATCGGAATCAAGCTGCCGAAGGTGGACTCCTCGCAGATCTGCTCGGCGCTTCAGGCCATCCTTGGCGTGGCCACGTCCGTCGGTAACGGCATCAAGGCGGCAATCGGGTTCATCGCGCCGCTCATCGCGCCAATCGGCACGGCGCTGCTCAACATCGCGCAGGCCGTGCTGCCGGTGCTCTCCACCGGCATACAGGTGGTGCTCGGCATCGTGCAGGCGCTGTCGCCGGTCATCGGCTTCCTGGTCGGTGTTATCGCGGACGTAATGACGACCGTCTCGCAGCTCGTCGCCATCGCCATGCCCGCCGTGCAGTCCGTGCTGTCCGCCGTGCTGGCGGCGATGCCGCTCATCCAGGGCGCGATTCAGGTGGCGATGGGCATCATCTCCGCCGTCTGGAACGCGGTCTGGCCGGTGATCTCCGCTGTCCTGACCGGCGTGATGGACGCAATCTCCACTGCCGTCCAGGTCGCGATGGCCGTGGTGCAGACAGTCATCTCCACGGTCACCGCCGCGATAAGCGGAGACTGGGATACGGTCTGGAACACCATCAAGTCGGTAGCCGAGCTCGTCTGGTCTCAGATAGAGTTCGCCGTGCGAGCGGCTATCGGGGTCGTCGAGTCCGTGATAACGTCCACGCTCGATGGAATCAGCTCGATTTGGTCAAGCGTGTGGGACACCGTCCGCGATTTCGCCGAGGTGGTCTGGGGACGCATCAAGTTCGCCGTCAACTCGGCGATAAATCAGGTCAGCGGCGTGATCAGCTCCGTGCTCAACAGCATCAGCTCCACGTGGTCGAGCATGTGGGGGAGCATCAAGAGCGCCTGCTCGTCCATCTGGGAGGGCATCAAGAGCGCGGCGTCCAACGGAATCAACTCCGTCTACAGGACCGTCACGAGCATCAAGGGCAAGATCACCGGATTCTTCTCGGGTGCGCGCAACTGGCTCTTCAACTCCGGCAAGTCGATACTCAACGGCCTGAAGGACGGCATCATGTCCGCTATCGGCTCGGTGACCTCGGCGGTCTCCGGCGCCGTCTCCAGAATCCGCTCCTTCTTCCCGTTCTCGCCGGCAAAGGTCGGCCCCTTCTCCGGGCACGGCTACACGACCTTCTCGGGCAAGGCCCTCATGCAGGGCTTGGCACAGGGCATCGGCTCCGGCACCGGCACCGTGGTCTCCGCCATCAGCGGCGCCATGGACACGGCACAGGGGATGCTCTCGACGGGCCTGACCGTCGCCCCGTCCGCGGTCTACACGCCGGCACGTCCCGAGGAGGAGGGCGACGACGCCCTCGCCGGCATCCTGTCCGTCCTCGAGCAGATCAGGGACAAGGACGGAAACCTGTACATCGACTCGGAGCGCGTCTCCTCCGCCATCGCGATGCGCGGCAGGCACACGCTCGCCGCAAGGGGGTTCGCATGATATTCGGCGGAATCGACCTAACGCCGTACCTGCTGGTGACCAAGGTCACGAGACCGATTGTCCCCAAGGTGCGGCTCGACGAGACCGAGGTCCCCGGCATGGACGGCACACACGTCCGCGCCACGGGCCTCGAGCCCGTCGAGATAGCGGTCGACTGCAACATCGTCGGCGGCTCCCTCGACGAGGTCGCCGAGGCAAGGGCCGTGCTCGCCTCGGCGCTGTCCGGCGGCGAGAAGGCCCTCGTGCTCGACGACTCTCCCGAGCGCTACATGCTCGCGCGCTACAGGGGAGGGGCGGAGCAGGGGCGCAACGCGCACATGCCGAATCTCACGCTCGGGTTCTACTGTGCAGACCCCGCCGCCTACGGGCAGCGGCGCTCCGAGCAGGTGTCGGCATCCCAGCGCGCCGTCGCCGCCGGGGGCAACTACAGGGCCTACCCTACGGTCACGTGCAAGCCACCGGCAGGCTCGAGCTGGACAATCACCAACGTCTCGACCGGGCAGTTCGTCCGCGTCGAGGCGTCGTTCACGGGCGCACAGACCGTCGTGCTGGACATGCGCGCCGAGCGCTGCACAGTCAACGGCGCGGACTGGCCCGTGACCGTCGCGAGCGACTTCTTCTCGCTCGACGGCGTGCAGCAGATCAAGACGAGCGGCGGCACCGCGACGCTCGAATGGGAGGAGAGGTGGCTCTAGGTGCGAATTGACGTATACACGTGGCAGGACGCCTACGTATCGACAATCGGCCCCAAGGAGCTGCTCTCCCTCACCCATACCGACGAGCTCAACGGCGAGGACAGCGTGGACATCGTCACGACCTTCGCGCTCAAGCAGGGCTACCGCCTCGTGTGGGCAGACCGCCTCGGCAAGGTCCACGAGCACGTCTGCCAAGACCCCAAGGGCCTCCACGCCGGAGGCGATACGGTCTACACGGATACGGCGATCAACTCAATCTGCGAGACGTACGGCGACTATATCGAGGACAAGCGCCCCTACGGCTACGGCTTCTTGCAGGCGCTGAATGTCTGCCTTGGGCCGACCCGCTGGACCGCCGGAACGGTCGACCAGACCGGCACCGTCGACAAGGGCCTGACCTTCTACCACACCTCGGCGCGCGAGGCGCTCCAGTCAATCTTGAAATGCGGCGGCGAGCTTGAGACTGAAGTCACCGTATCCGGCGGCAGGGTGACCTCTCGCAGGGTGGGCATCCGCTCGCATCGAGGCGCGAAGGGCGGCCACCGCCGGTTCACCTACACCAAGGACCTGGCATCCGTCTCCCGCACCGAGCATTACGGGGCGATAACGGCCTGCTACGGCTACGGCAAGGGAATCGAGACGGATACCGGCGGATACGGCCGCAAGCTGACCTTCGGCGACATCAACAACGGCAAGAACTACGTGGAGGACGCGACCGCGCTCAGGCTGTACGGGCGACCCGACGGCAGGGGCGGGCACGCCCACGTGTTCGGGCAATATGAGAACTCGAACTGCGAGGACGCGGCGACTCTGCTCGCCGAGACCCACGCGTACCTCGACTCCCGCAAGGAGCCCGGCATGACCTACGAGGCCGACGCCGTCGACCTCGTGCAGTTCGGTCGAGATTGGGAGGGCGTCGCCGTGGGCGACGACGTCCAGATCGTCGACACGTGCTTCAGCCCGGCGCTGCGCTGTGAGGGCCGCGTGACCAAGCTCGTGACCGACGAGCTTGGCGGCTCCATGCGCGTGACGCTCGGGAACGTGACCGAGACAATCACGGACATGTTGCTGGCGCAGCAGCAGAAAGTGTCCAGCCTGTCGAAGCGCTCGTCCAACTGGGACGTGGCGGCATCGACGCCGCCATCGTACCTCCAGCAGGTCATGGACAGCATGAATACGCAGTTCAACCTCGCGGGCAACAGCTACGTCCACACGAGCTTCGAGCACGGCCTGATCTTCGGCTCCGTGCCCCTCGACGCGGACGGCCGCTCGACGACCGGCGACGGCATGGCCATGCAGCTGTGTTCCCAGGGCTTCCGCATCGCCTCCGGCTGCAAGGCCGACGGCTCGTGGGACTGGCGCACCTTCGGCACCGGCGCGGGCTTCACCGCCGACCTCATCACGGTCGGCACGCTCATGGGCGATCTGATCAAGGCCGGAACCATCCAAGACAGGAGCGGCAAGAACTACTGGAACCTCGACGAGAGCGAGGTCCATCTAGGCCCCGGCGCCAAGCTCGACGGCAAGGACATTGCCGTCGCCGATGCCGTGATAGCGTCGGTGGACGTCGAGTACGCCCAGGGAACGTCGCGTGTCACCGAGCCGCAGGGCGGATGGCAGACAACGGCGCCGCAATGGGTGTCGGGCAAGTACATCTGGACGCGCACCAAGACCACCATGCAGTCCGGTGACATCGAGTACAGCGAGCCCGTGTGCATCAGCGGCATCGATGGCGCCAAGGGCGACAAGGGCTCGACCGGTACCGGCGTGCGCGGCATCGTCGAGCAGTATTACCTCTCCACGAGCTCCACGGCGCAGTCCGGCGGCAGCTGGTCGGAGGCCCAGCCCGCGTGGGCGAAGGGCAAGTACATCTGGACGCGCAGCAAGATCGCGTGGACGGACGGCTCGACCACCTACACCGCGCCGTGCCTCGCCAAGGCCATCAACGGCAGCAACCAGATGGCCGGCAGCGCCATCGCGTCGCGCGTGAAGCTGTACGCGATGAACCAATCGGACAGCGTGCCGCCGATTAATGCGCAGAACCCAGAGCTGGGATGGTCCGAGGACATCCCGCAATGGTCGAACGGATATTTCGTCTGGTCGATGGAGCGCGTCACATACGGCGATGGCAGCGTCATCCACACGGCGCCGGTACTCGAGGCTGCGTACAACAAGGCCTACCAGGCCGCGCACGACCTCACGGGCTCGCTCAACGGCCTCGACACGACGGTGCAGGACCTCGCAAGGGATGGTGTTGTGACCGAGGCGGAGGCCGCGGCCGTGAAGAAGGCCAAGCAGGACGTGGACAAGGAGCGCGAGGAGATGACCTCGCAGTACAACGCGCTGAAGTCGAACAAGGCCCTCAGCGCCCAGTTCCTCTCGTCCGTCCTCGGCCCGCGCTACACCAAGGCATTCGGCACGACCGACGAGGGCGGCACGTACGGCGCCTACACCGACAAGGTCGACAAGGTGCTCCGCTGCAAGACCGCCGAGGAGCTCAAGGCCGCCATGTACGAGTACGACGCCGCATACGGGGCCTACTCGAGCGCGGTCAAGGACTACGCCGATGCCGCGACCGGGGCGCGGCACGCCATCGAGCAGAAGAACGCATCGGACTACGCCGACGGCATCCTGAGCGCCTACGACGAGCAGATGGACCAGAAGGCCATCTTCGACCGCCTGACGAATGGCGGCGCAGACCAGGGGCTCTACATGAGCAACAACAGGGTCTACGTCAACGCGACATACATCGCAACCGGGACTCTCGCGGACGCAAAGGGGCGTAACTCGTGGAACCTCAAGGAAGGCGTGCTGACGACCAACTACATGACGGCGAAGAACATCACGGCGACCGGCAGCTTCACCGGGGGAAACCGCAGCAGCGGGTACGCCATGGAGCTCGACTCGAGCGGAAAACTGGCTGGGTTCAAGGACGGCACGCAGTACGGATACATCGAATGCTCCTCAACGTCACATGACATCGACAATCCGTCGATTATCTACCACGGACTGCAGCTGCAGGGACAGGGCATCGTGCGAGTCTCGACCCCGAGGCTCAGCGTGAGCGGCAGCGCCGACACGAGCGTCACGACGTGGTCAGGCCTGACGACCAAGGTCGGAGCGGCATACCACCCGCTTTACACGGAGAACGGCAAGAAATATTTCAACGACCAGTCCCAGACATCGTCGGTGCTCGAGTTCAGGAACGGCCTGCTGATCGGCGTGTCGGCCATGCCGTCCGGGTGGAGCGGATAAGAGATGAAAGGACAAGAAGGAATGGAAGCAAGCAAGAAAATTGTCGTGGGCTACGCGGTCCACGACATCATCGGCAATAACGAGCAGTGCCTGACGGAGTACGACCCGGACGTGCTCCAGCGCGCCGAGGACACCGGACTCATATTTGTCGCCCAGTACGACGACGGCACGCGCGAGGTCGTCAAGGCCGCGGACGTCCGCAAGCCTGACCCCACGGTCAACGGCATCCCGCTGGCGACCGCCGGGTACGTCGACGAGCGCACCGCCGCCACGGTCGCCGTGTTCGACGCGCTCTCGGCCATCGTCGACCCGCAGCCTGCCACGGCCGACGAGACTGGGGAGGGAACCGAGGCCGTCGACCCGGTCGAGGCCTTCAGGGCCGCGCTCGCCGCGCTCAAGGCTCTGGAGGCCAAATGATCAACCACGCGATAGCGCTCGACATGCGCAAGCGCCCGGGCACCGTCCCGCAGCGCGTCACCGTGCGCAGGGGCGAGACGCAGACCCAGAAGATAACGGCGTCGCTCACCGTGGACGGCGCGACGTACACCCCGACGTGCCAGCTTGCGCGCCTGTGCGTGCTACACGCCGACGGCACGTGGGCGCGAAGCACGGCGACCGTGGGCGCCGGCACGGTGAGCGTCACCCTCCCGCCTGCGGCGGTCAACGGGGCGGGGAAGTGCCGCCTCGCGTACTTCGAGTTCTGCGGCACCGGCTCCGAGACGACCGAGGACTTCGCGCTGGTCATCCTCGGCAGCGTCGACGGCAGCGGAGGCCAGTCCGAGGACTATGACAACGAGCTCGACGCGCTCAAGCGCGAGTGGGCCTCGCTCAACGCCGCGGTCACGTCCGCGACGAAGAGGGCCGAGTCGGCGGCATCGTCCGCCGAGGGCAACGCCGACGCCGCGAACAAGGCCGCGAGCGCCGCCACCGCAGCCGCCAAGCAGGCCAACGCCGCCGCGGCCGCGACCAAGCCCTACTACATGCAGGCCGCCGAGCCCGCCCGCGACAAGCGCGTCGACGGCATGCTCTGGATGCAGACCAACGAGAGCACGCACAAGATTACGTCGTTTAAGCGCTGGGATGCTAACTTGCCCGGCACGGCTTTGTGGCCCGGCGCCACGACATTCCCATCCGACAGCACATTCCCCGATGAAAAGGGCGCTTGGACGCCGTTCACCATCTAAAGAAAGGACAACACCATGGCAAATCTCGTGACCTTCGCCAAGAAGCTCTGGAAGGACGCGACCTCGGGCGGCACCCCCATCACCGCCGCCGAACTGAACCGCATGGAGGGCGGCATCAGCGACTGCGCCACCCAAATCAACAAGCTCGGGGATTCCGTATCCCTGTTACCCTATCGAGGCGAGCTAATGGTGGGCGGCGATGATTCGGTAGCGGCATGGAGGGCACGTCCATCAGGCATCTATTGGTATCAGCCAGCAAGCTCCAACGGTTTCGTGCTCCACATGCGCCGTGAGAACCTTAGTAGCGAGATAATTGGAAATGGTCAGGTCTGCCAGCTGTTCGTCAATGTGACAACCGGTACAGTCACTGCTCGCAGTGTAGACTGGAAAGCTACGACGTTCAGCAACTGGAAATAGCATTCCGTATCCCCATTTACCGACAGCACCATCTACAAGATCACATCGCTCGTCGAGAGCGGCATCATGCTACAGATTCGATTTAGTGCAAGCGACGGCAAGTCTTACGGCTTCTCGATACTCAATGACGGAATACAGCTATGGAGCTTCACAGACAGCGTCACCATCTGGAAAATCTCCAAATAGCATTCCGTATCCCCTATAAGCTACGAGACGCCGTGCGCCGTCCACTTTCTTAACGCAGACAACCGTCTCGGCTTGAGGTTGACCGACCCGATCACGACCAACTCGGCCATCATTGCCGTGACGACCGAGAACAAGCTGACCATCAGCTTCAAGGTCAACGGTGAGTGGCTCACGAAGTTCCTATAGCATTCCGTATCCCTGCTTTCCTATGGCATGTCAAAAGATAACGGTACGGTCAGCATCGCATTCAGCTCTGCTACCCGAGCGGTCGCGCTAGTCATGATGGACTGCAACGGCAAGGGCAAGGCATGCCTGTATTTCGTCTCGGGAATATCGAAATCCGCGATATTGCTCGCAGGGAACAGCAACAATCCGTCATGGAGCGACGATGGGGCAACCCTTACCCTCAATTCGACCGATTGGAACAACGTTATCGTTATTTCTGCTGGAGAGCCGACCATCTCGTTTGCTTAGTTTTCCGTATCCCAATTTACCAACGTCCGCATTCTCTACTATTCGTCGAACGTGAATGACAGCATAGTTTGTTATATCCGGCTTAAAGCAAGCGACGACAAAGAGTACAGCATCTCGTTTCTTAAGGATGGAATCCGGCTTTATAACGCCACTGATTCCGTAATACTTTGGGAAATTCACAGTTAGTTTTCCGTATCCCTGAAAGCCACAAGTGCTTCGCTGGCTGGCGGCAGGCTTACCTTCGTCTGGAAGTTCGGCACCGGTGTCGAGACTGGCCTGTCCGTCAAGATTGACGGCTCCGAGGTTGCGTTCATCGGTGCCGGTACGCACACTAAGGGCTAATAAATGACGGCATAGGTAACCTGCACGTTCGAGCTTGGCGCGCTTGCAAAGCGGACGTACCAAGCGCTGTCGCTGTCGTTGTATTCCGCGATCATCGTCGTCTTGCCGTACAGCGCGTTCGAGTTGGTAAGCAAGACGGCGGTTTTATCCATGTTCATTTTGCCGACGCCGAACATGGATTCAACCGCCGCGCGCGTGAGCAGCATTGCGCGAGAATCGTGAATATCTGCGTACTTGATAACGACAACGCCGGTGCTGATTTTTGGTTGTTGGGATACGGAAAACTACAGCTCGCGCTGCCTGCCCCAACTGTTGTCGATGTTCACGTTAGCGAATATGGTGCTGTCATTCTTAATCGTGATGAAGCCAAGGTTGCCGGTTTCTTTGTCCTTTATTTGGATGCCGAACTGATTCTCGTCAGTGTAGATGAATTGCACTTCGCAAGGCCTTTGGTATGTCAGTGGGGATACGGAATGCTAGCTCGTCTTGACGTAGGTGCCGATGCGCGTCTTTTTCACCTCGTCATAGATGACAATCTCGCTGGCATAGCAATTCAGCGACACGCACTGTCCAAGCTTATTTTTGGCCGTAATGATAATCTCTTTGCCACTAGAGAGCTTGACCGTGCACTCGGTTGTACTACCGTCCGAGTCGAGCTGGCATACGGAATGCTATAGGCCAGTATTCTGTCGAATGAAGGCAACAAGCGTGTCGTCGGCATAAACGTGCAGCCCCGTGTTGCCGTCTTTTACCGCCCACTCAAATCTGATTCGGTCATTGCTGAAAGCGGTTCTGTGTAGGGATACGGAATCACATCTCCATTGCCGCCGTATATGAGTCGCTAGCACGCGCAACGACCGTCCTGAAACTCTGTAGGTAGTGACTCATGGCGGTATTCACGGTCGAATGTCCCAGCGCCACGGCAATGTCCTCGATTGCCGCACCGTGCTCAAGCGAGATGGTCGCCCAGCTATGGCGCAGGCATGTCATCGGCACATGCGGCAAGTCAAAACGGCGGCAGAACGCGCGGAAACGGCGAGCGACGGCATTCGGGTCAAGCAGGCATAGGCGACCAGACCTGCGCGAGCCGCGAATCATGCGCAGGCGCTCCAAGGCAAAGCGCGGCAGTTTTAGCTTGCGGTCTGACAGCTTGGTCTTGCATCCCGTCTCGACCACCTCGCCGCCGACCACATGCAGGCCGCGTTGCACATGTACCCATCCCGAGCGCCAGTCCACGTCCTCGATTCTCACGGCGCACGCCTCACATCGGCGCAGACCGAGCGCGGCACCGAGCAGTACTGCGGCCTCGAATGGCTGGCCCACGATGGCTTTCAGCGTCGTGCGCTCCTGCTCTGCCGTGAGCGTCGGTCGGCGCACGGTCGGCTTTTGGGGCAGCTCGACACCTTGCGTCACGTCCCAGATTCTGAGCTGGTGGCGGCGAAGCACCCATCGGTAAATCTGGCGGAAGGTCTTGTAGGCCTTTTCCGCCGCGCCGGGCAGGTCGAAGGAATCAACCCAATCCTGCACCTCCTCAAAGCTGATGCTCTCGATCTCGCGCTCACCCCACGTCGTCATCAGGTGGCAGCGGATGGCGCTGCGATAGCCCTCCAGTGTGGTCGCCCGCAGGCGTTTGCCCTTGTCGGCCATGTACTCGGTTACGGCTTCGGAAAACAGCATTTTGAACAGTCCAATCTCTCGAAAATCCCAGACGAAACGAATGGTACTTCGCCGCGTTACGTCTGGGATTTATTGCTTGCAGCGGGCGGCGGAGCCCAATCTCACGCCGCCCGTAGGATGGCGCAACGCAGACGAGAAAGGAGGGTGGATGGAGGTACTCAAGCTCTTCGCGCCGTATGGGCCTGGATGGCTCGGCGGCGTACTGCTCGGCCTCATAGCTTTCTACTTCGGCCGCCAATTCCTCGAGGAGTACAAGCGGCAGAACGAGCGCAAGGCCGGCATCGACCTCAAACGCGAGGAGCGGAAGCAGGCCGAGGTCGACGAGCGCGCGCAGCGGGACCGCGAGCGCTCGCAGATGGAGGGCCGCATCGCCGCGCAGATGGAGCGAAGCAACAGCCTCATGGAGGCCATGAAGACCCTCATGGAGTCGGTCGTGGCGTCCAACGAGGTCCTGCACAACGACTTGGCCCACAGCCAAGCGCGCAGCCAGGGAATGGCGGAGAAGGTCGACCACATCTGCGACCGCGTCGACCTGATCTACAGCAAGGAATCCGACAGATAGGAGCAATTGAATGACAGAGATTCAGGCAGGCCTCACGGTCGCCACGGTGCTGGTCGTGCCGTACATCGTGCAGGCCATCAAGACGAAGGCGATGACGGGCAATGTCGCCCGCTGGACGGCCATCGCCGTCTCGGCAGGATGCGGCGCCCTCACGGCCATGTCGGGCGGCGTCCCGACCGAACCCTCGGCGTGGGTGACGTCCATCTTCGCCGCGGTAGGCGGCGTGCAGGTGGCCTATGCGGCCTTCAAATCAGTCGGCATCACGGACAAATGGCTGGACGCCCTGCTGGCGCTCGGCGACATCAAGGAGGACTAACATGGCAGACTTCGCGAACGTCCAACCGGACGAGTACAAGCTCCTCGGCTGCAACTTCTCGGCGGGACGACCCTTCGGCATCAAGGGCGTGACCATCCACCACATGGCCGGCGACCTCAACGCCGGCCAGTGCAACGGCACCTGGGGTGCCAACGGCTGCTCGGCGCACTACTCGGTCGACCGCAACGGCTACATCGTGCAGCACGTCAACGACACCGACCGCGCCTACGCCTGCGGCGACGGAATCGGCACCGGACGCGGCAACGACACGACTATCTCGATTGAGCACGCCAACAGCGGCTCAAACCCATGGACGGTGCACGAGAAGGCAATCGAAAGCGGCGCGCATCTGGTCGCAGCCCTGTGCCTGTACTACGGCCTCGGTCGTCCCGAGTGGTGCAAGAACGTCTTCCCGCACCGCTATTGGAGCGCCACGGCTTGCCCCGGCGAGCTTGCGGGCTCCCAGCGCGACCATTACATGCAGCGCGCTCAGGCGTGGTACGACGCGATGAAGGGCGGCAAGGCGCCCGCCCCCTCCGCCGCTGCTAAGCCTGCCGCGGCAAAGCCCTCTCAGGCGGCATCCGGCGGATTCACAAAGTCATCTGGCAAGCGTATCCCCGTCCACTACTCCCTCCACCTCAAGGGCGGCGGATGGCTGGACGAGGTGACCGACTTCGGCGCTGGGGACAACGGCTTCGCAGGATACCCGTGCCGACAGCACGACCTGCTGTGCGCCCGAGTTGATCGTGGCACACTCAAGTATCAGGTCCACACCATTGAGGACGGCTGGCTCGACTATGTGACCAAGGGCGACCGCAACGATACCGTCAACGGCTGCGCCGGAATCGCCGGCCACACCATCGACGGCGTGCGCATGTACTATGTGACCCCGGGCGGCGAGGAGTACAAGCAGGCGTGGTATCGCTCGCAGACCACCGCGCGCGCCGGATGGCTCGATACCGTGTGCGACGACGGCTCCACCTACGGCGGCGACGACTTCGCGGGTTTCTACGGCGAGCCGCTGGACCGCCTTCAGGTCTGCGTCACCGACGGCAACCCGTACTAGCATGATCGCGTTGGCCTTCGTCCTCGGCGCGCTCTTCGGCGGCACCGTGGCGACAATCGGGCTCTGCATCGTGAGCATCAACCGGCATTAGCCGCAGCCCGCTCGGGTTTTCCCGGGCGGGTTTTTTCTCGAGAAAAGGTGTCGCTACGCCGCCCGTGGTATCCTGAGCAGCACGACGGTCCCAACGGCGCAGATCTCGGTTCTAGAATCTATGCAGACGGGGCACCATTCCAATTTTGCTCGAACCCGCTGGATGTCCAATCTGGCGGGTTCGCCCTTTTTGTCGTAGTTCAGCGTGACCAGTATCTCGTCCTCCGAGACGACCGCCTGCCACACGAATGCCTTCAGCAGCGTCGCGTCGTCGAGCGCCGTCCCGCATTGCAGGAAGTCGGCGAAGCGCTCCGGGTCTATCCGCTCGTCCGTGATGGCCTCGAGGTCGTACCTCGCGCGCGCCTGCTGCTCCTCGAGCTCGGCTATGCGCTCGTTCACGCCCGGCGCTATCACGCCCTGCTCGATCGCGTTGAGGATGTTCCTCAGGCCCCTCTCCGCGGCCCTGAGCGAGTCCTCGGCCTGCCTGCGGCGAGCCCGCACCTCGGCCGTGTCCGCGCGCTCCGCTACCATGTTGGCTATCTGCAGCGCCTCGCCGCGGTCGCCCAGCAGCCCGCGCAGCGCCGAGGCTATGGAGCCCTCGAGCTCCTCGCGCCTGATGTTGCGGACGCACGACCCCGGGCAGCTGTAGTACTCGTACTTCACGTTGTTGCGGCCCCTGCCGCTCACGCCCTGCAGGTTCCTGCCGCATTCCGCGCACAGCGCCGTCCCCGCGAGGGCGAAGTCGCCCCAGTTCTCGCTCGAGCGCTGCTTGCGGCACTTGATTCCCTGGACCTCCATGAACGTCACCTCGTCCACTATCGCCGGCATCCCGCCCTCGCGGACGATGCCTCCCCACTCGTACCTTCCCGTGTACCTGCGGTCGCGCAGCATCTGCTGCACCATCGCCTGGCCGCACGGGTTGCCCTTGCGCGTCCTGAGGCCGCGCCGAGCGAACTCTCGCGCTATCGCGTTCATGGACATGCGCTCAAGCCTCAGCGCGAAGGCCTCGCGCACCCACGCCGCCTGCGCCTCGTCGACCTCGTACTCGTCATCCCCGTTCCTGCGGTATCCGAAGATGCGCACGCCGTTGGTCTTGCACATGAGGGCGTTGCCCTCCATCCCGCGCTTGGTCCTGATGGCGGTCTTCCTCGACTCGCAGGCGGCGAGCCCCTCGAGCAGCTTCTCGTAGATGATGCCCTCCGGGCTGTCCGGTATCGCCTCAAGTGCCGAGACCAGCTTTACGCCGTGCGTGGCGAGCTCGCGCTTGTATATCGGCGCGTCGTACTCGCCGCGGCTGAATCTATCCATCATGTAGACGAGGACGATCTCGCTCTCGCCGGCGTTGGCTATCATCCGCTGGAACTCGGGGCGGTCGTCGGTGCGCCCCGACACGGCGCGGTCGCAGTACTCCGCCGCGACCTCGTAGCCCTCGCGCGCGCACCACTCGCGGCAGACGCGCAGCTGGTCCTCGATTGAGGCCTCGCGCTGCCTGTTGCACGAGAACCTCGCGTATATCACTGCCTTCTTTGGCATAATGTGTATGTCACCCTTCCTTCAAGTTGAGTTTGCATGGGTGCACTGGTTGGATGCCCTGTCGGCTATAGCGGTACCGGCGCTGCCGACGGGGCTCTTTTATCTTCCGAGATAGACAACGGTCACCCTCCATATGGGAGAGCCATCGTGACCTTCTCGCTTTTGGCAGCAGGCGAAATAGGGGCGTTCGCCGGCATGCTCGGCGAGGGTCTTGTAGTGCACGCACCTCGCGCTGACATCGGCCGCCATCGACCCATCCACAAAGACGGCGACATGCGGTTTCGCCGTTGACCCGCGAGGAGTCGGGATCAGCTCCGTGGAGACCTCGACCGGAAATACCCCGCTTTTTCTCATGCCGGCCCACTTGTCATCCTCGATGTAGACACAGTCTCCGTCCACGCCCACCGGCAGTTCTCGCCCGCACATCTTCGACAGTTCAAGCCTGGTGCGCTCCGATAAGGCGGCCGACTCGCATTCGGGGGAATGCCTTTCCTCGAAGCTGACGTCGCGCCCAAGGCCCTTGCAGGCATCGAGCCACGCGAATATCTCCTCGGGCTCGTCGATCATCATGACGACGGTCGGGATTCCCTTGGCGTACCATCCCGTCATTCTGCACGACACGGTGATTCTGTATCCGAGCTCCGTAATGTCCTTGAACGTGTTTCCGAGAGCCGACGCTGCCCCAAACACCTTTCCTTTGTACGCGAGCGCGAAGCCGTCGTCCGTGGTGTCCCATACGCCACCCGTGAGCTCGCTTCTCAGCCGCATTGGCTTCGTCACGGCCTCGGCATCGAACACATCACCTTTACGAATCTTCCTCAACGGCTCGCCGTAATAGACGTATACGGGTCGCTCGCACTCACCGCGAAACGATATGGACTTGCCAACGCCAACCTGCTGGCCAAGCTTAGCGGCAGCAGCGTCCCCCATCATATCTTTCGCCGTGCTGAGAGCGACGTTAGCGGCGGCTCTCGCAATGTCACCGAACAGACCCATAGGTCATTCCCCCTCGTCCCACGAACCAGTCCCAAGCAACTCATCGACAGAGCACCCATAGAATCTGGCAAGCTTCACAAGCTTCGTTCCATTTATCTCGCGCTGCCCGTTTTCAATCATCGAGTACATGGGTACGCCGATGCCGAGTGCGCTGGCAACCTCTGGCTGCTTCTTCTTGTATTTGAGCCTCGTTTCTTTGAGGCGAAACTTCATGCCCACGGTTACCTCCTGTTTCTAAGCGTGAGCATATTGTACAAAAAGATTTACAAATAGTGAAATCATGCTTGCAAACAGCTGAGCACTAATCTATAATCACGTATTGTGAAGCTCACAAATAGTGAAATGGAGGTGCAAATGAATCCCATTGCTAGCGAACGTGTCCGCATTGGTCTCAGTCAAGAGGACCTGGCAGAGAAGATCGGCCTCAAGAGTCGAGCTACTGTCGCCAGTTATGAGAATGGAGGAGAGATCCCCAGCTCGAAACTGGTGGCGATGACTCGCCTGTTTAAGTGTTCGGCTGACTACCTACTCGGTCTTACCGACAACCGGACGGTGTCCTAGATGGACGCCAAGGAGCACGAAAGTAAGCCCAAGACCCCGCGCGAGATAGCGCTCGACACCATGTGCTCGACGCTTCGGGCGGCGTACCGGGAATGGGAGAGGAAGGAGGGGAGCAAGAGACAGTGAGGCAATGGTCGACACGTGAGATCCGGTACCTGAAGGAACACGCCGGCTACGGCGCCAAGGAGATAGCCAAGGCGCTCGGACGGACTACCGAGGCCGTGAAGCTCCAGGCGAGGAAGTGCGGCATATCGCTCCGGCAGCGCTGGATGTGCCCGAAGTGCGGGCGCATGACGTTCAAGCCGCTGAATAAGGCGAACGGCTGGTGCGCGGAGTGCACGAAGGAGGGCCACGTGGCAGACCTCAGGGAGCAGGCCAGCGCGATGCGCGAGGAGGCTGCGAGGTCCAAGCGGAACGACCGCGAGCGGCAGAGGTGCTACAGCGCCAAGAGCCGCGCGAAAAAGTCCCAAAAATAAAGACCCTAAAAAGCACCCTAGCCTTGACCTGCGGAAACATCAGAAGGGAACACAAGATGTACACATACAAAGAAGCGAGCGCCCCCAGCTACCAACTTGTGAGCACTCGCCGAAACAGCCCCAGACATGAGGCTCAGACCATCATAGCACCCAAGTCATACCGACCGACCGTTCGCGAGCAGCTCGACTCCGATGCGTTCAGGGCGGGGGCCATGGTCGGCTTCATCGCCGCCGCGGTCCTGTTCGCGGCGGTCCTGACCGTCTTCGTCCTCCCGACGATGGACGGCGCGGTCCAGGCTGCCAAGGCCGCATGCGCTGCGGGGGCCGTCAATGCGTAACGACGAGAGATACCGCCAGAAGCCGATGAGCAACCAGCTCGAGATATTCGGCCTCGGCTCGGACGGCGAGCAGGACATGGCGGACGCGCGCGCTTGGATAGGAGAGCACCCGCGGGCGTGGGGCTTCATGGTCGAGCAGGCCACCCGCCTCAACCGCAAGGGCTACGTCTCTATCAACTACCTCATCCACATGGTGCGCAACGAGCTGCACGTCGGCGTGAAGAACGGCCTCGCGCCGAGCCTCGCCCGCATCATGGAGGCGCGCTACCCGCACCTGAGGCACGCATTCAACAAGCACCGCTCGAAATCGGACGGCTTCGTCGATGAGTAGGAGCAGGAGGACCGCGAAGGACGCGGGCACGAGGTTCGAGCGCCTGGTCGCCGACTACCTCGCCGGGAGGCTCGGGGCCGACATCGACAGGCAGGTCAAGACCGGCTCGAGGGACACGGGCGACATCCGCGGCGTGTCGATGACCGGGCGAGGCATCGCAATCGAGTGCAAGGACTACGCGGGGAAGCACGAGCTGCCCAAGTGGCTGCGCGAGGCGGAGACCGAGCGGAGGAACCGCGGGGCCGACTACGGCGTGGTCGTCTGGAAGCGCCGCGGGACGGCAATCCCCGGCGAGCAGTTCGTGACCATGACATTGGAGACGTTCGCGGCGATGCTCGCGGGCGCCGAGAAGGAGGAATAGCGATGGAGAGCACAAACATACCGGTGGAGATCGAGGCCAAGTTCAAGCAGGCCACCGTGAAGGGCGGCGTCGCCGTCCTGCAGTTCGAGGTCGACACCGAGGACAGCGCGGCGTTCGACGCCATCCGCAAGAGCGGCGAGTAGGTGTGGCTGTCCATCCAGAGCAAGCAGCCGCAGATCCTGTTCGTGAGCCATGACGGGGAGGTGACCGAGTGATGGCCGACTACAAGGGGATGCTCGCCGAGCTGGCCGAGCTCGCCACGGAGGAGCAGGCGATGTTCACCATCTATGGCATAACCAAGTCCGACGAGGCGTTCGACAGGTTCTTGGACGCGCGCGAGAGGCTGTCCAAGTGGATCGTCGGGCACGCCGCCGTCATCGACGAGGCGATAACCGAGAAGAAGTACAACGACATGCTCAACGAGGAGGTCAGGTAATGGCAGGGGAGAGCAAGGCCGAGGAGGTCGTCGCAGAGGTCATCGAGGAGCAGGAGGCGCCCGACCTCGTCGTCACGTACTCGCCGTCCGTCATCAGCGCGAACTTCGACGCGATGGAGGACAGCATCCGCGCGAAGGTCGCGGACTACGAGGGCGCCAAGTACGACCTAACCAAGGACGAGTCCATCAAGGAGGCCAAGAACGACCGCCTCTACCTCAACGGCCTGAAGAAAGAGATAGAGGAGCGGCGGAAGGCCGTGAAGCGCGAGTACAACAAGCCGCTCGCCGCCTTCGAGAAGCGCTGCAAGGAGATCACGTCCATCATCGACGGCGCGTCGGACGGCATCAAGGCGCAGCTCGACCAGGCCGAGGAGGACCGCAAGTCCCGCGCAATGGCCAAGCTCAAGGAGCACTACGAGACGTTCGCGGAGCTGCTCGCGCCGGTCGTGCCGTATGAGCGCCTCCACGAGAAGCAGTGGCTCAACAAGGGCTTCGGCGAGGTCAAAGCGAAGAAGGCCCTCGAGGAGAAGGTCTCAGCCGTCGCTCGCGACTGGGACACGCTCAAGGCGCAGCGCGACTCCATGGCCCACTACGAGGTCGCCGAGCGCGAGCTGTTCCGCACGCTCGACCTGGGCTCGGCGCTCAACGCCGCCCGCGCCGCCGACGAGGAGGACGCCCGCATCGCCGCCATGCGCGAGGCGGTCGAGTCCAAGCCCGCGCCGCGCCCCGCGCCGAGGCGCCAGACGGAACCCGCCGTCGCGGCGCGCCCCGAGCCGTCCTGCGCGTGGACGGTCGAGATCCCGTCCGCTACCCGCTCGCAGATGGAGCTGCTCGCCGCGGCGCTGCGCGAGCGCGGCATCACCGGCACCATCAAGTGCAAGGGAGTGTGCTAGATGGACGACGAGGAGATGACGCTCTCCCAGGCGATAGCCAAGGTGCAGCGCTCCGTGACCGTCCCCAAGGCGCGCTACAACGCGTTCGCGAAGTTCAGCTACCGCTCGTTCGAGGACATCGTCGCCGCGCTCAAGGAGCCCTGCAAGGAGGCCGGCGTGGCGTTCACGCTCCACGACAACATCTGCAAGGTGGGCGAGCGCTACTACGTCGAGGCCACGTGCACCCTGTTCTTCGTGGACGGGCACGGCGAGAAGAAGGAGTTCAAGGCCTACGCCCGCGAGGCGGAGCACAAGAGCGGCTCCGACGACGCGCAGGTGACCGGGATGGCGTCGAGCTACGCGCGCAAGTACGCGCTCTGCGGCCTGTTCGCAATCGACGGGCAGAGCGACCCGGACGCGCTGTCGGACAAGCCCGAGAAGGAACCGCCCGAGAGCGGCGGCTTCACGGCGAAGTGCAAGGCCTGCGGCACGGCCTACACCTTCGAGTCGAAAGAGCAGTACGAGGAGTTCAAGAAGCATCCCGGCTGCTGCGCCACCCCGACGTGGCGCGTCCTGTAGGCCATGCAGGACATGTACGCGCAGCGCGAGGAGCTGTTCGAGCGCCTCATGGCGGAGCTGGACACGCTCAGGCGGACGGGCCAGCAGTACGCCGAGAATGAGGCGGACTACCGCAAGGCCCTGCGCATCGCCATCCTCGAGGAGCGCTCCAAGGGCACGCCGGTGACCATCATCGGCGACCTGTGCCGGGGGCGCGAGGAGATAGCCGAGAAGAAGCAGCTGCGCGACTGCGCCGAAGCTCTCTACAAGGCATCGAGCGAGGCGATCATGGCCCTCAAGCTGCGAATCAAGACAGTGGACGCCGACATCCAGAGGACATGGACGAGCGGCGGAGAGGAGACATACAGATGAGCATCAACAGAGTGGTCGTGTCGGGCAACCTGACCCGCGACCCCGAGCTGCGCGCCACGCCGGGCGGCACGCAGGTGCTGGGCTTCGGCGTGGCCGTCAACGACCGCCGCCGCAACCAGCAGACGGGGGAGTGGGAGGACTACCCGAACTTCATCGACTGCACCATGTTCGGCAACCGCGCCGAGGCGCTCTCGCGCATCCTGCGCAAGGGCATGAAGGTCGCCATCGAGGGAAAGCTGCGCTACAGCTCCTGGGAGGACAAGAACGGGGGCGGCAGGCGCTCGAAGGTCGAGATTATCCCCGACGAGGTCGTGCTCATGAGCCAGAACCCCAACGGCCAGCAGGCGCCGCAGTACGCGCCGCAGGCCTACCAGCAGCAGTACGCGCCGCAGCCCGCCCCGCAGGCATATGCCCCGCAGCCGGCACCGCAGCAGCCCGCGCCGCAATGGAACGCCCAGCAGGCCTACCAGCAGGTCCCGCAGCCGGCGCCGCAGCGGCCCCAGCAGGCAGCGCCGCAGCCGGCACCCGCCCAGCAGCAGCTGGACGTGTACGACGAGGACATCCCGTTCTGATGGGGCGCTTACCCGACATCTTCCGCGACCACTGGGAGGCGGCCCTTTTCGCCGCCTCCTTCTCCGCGGGTTTCCTGTTCTTCTCTTCGCTTCTATGGGGGTGGTTCTGATGGCATTCACCGTGTTCGACAGCTTCGCCGAGGTATACGACGACTTCGACGAGAGCGACCCCGAGGACATGCGCGACCGCGCGGTGCTCGCCGACGCGATCATGATGTACGGCCTGCACGGAGTCGAACCCGACCTCCCGAAGCACCTGCGCCGCGTGTTCAAGGCCATGAAGAACGCTATCGACAACTCTAAGGACGCGCGCGGCAGGGGCGGGAAGGGCGGCCGCCCGCGCAAGAAACCGACTGCCGACAAACCTGAAACGCAGGTTTCCGAAAGTGAAAACCTAGGTTTTCCAAACGTGAAACCAGTTTCCGACAAACCTGAAACGCAGGTTTCCGAAAGTGAAAACCCTAACCTAACCTACCCTAGCCTGTCCTGTACTGAACTGGATTGTACTGAACTGGCCTGTGATGGGGGCGATGCCCCCGCCGCGCCGCCCGAGTTCGAGCCGCCGTCGCTGGAGGAGGCCCGCGGGTATTTCGGCGCCAACTGTCTGAACGGCGACCCGGACGCCTTCTGGGCCTTTTTCGAGTCGCAGGGCTGGGTCAAGAGCAACGGCCAGCCGGTGAGCAACTGGGGCGCCCTGGCGCTCGACTGGTCAAGGCGCCAGAAGCGCATCGACGCCGACGACCGGGCGAGGGGCAAGCCCACCGCCTCGGAGGTCGAGGCCGCGACGTTCAGGCCGACCAGGACGCCCGAGGAGGCGCTGGCCGAGCAGGAGCGCCGGTGGGCGTCCGAGCACCCGGGCATCGACCCGGCCAAGGTCGAGGCCCCGCGGGGCACGACCGCGAGCAGGGATCGGTTCGGGCTGTACCAGGACGCGCAGAGGCTGCTGGCCGCCCGCGCCGCGTGCGAGAGGAGGCCCTCATGATCCTCGACGCGGGCCTGCTGAGGGGATGGCCGAAGGAGCGCGCCGAGCTGTACGGCAAGCCCCACCTCGGGGCGAGGTACACGCACGACACGGCATACGAGCCGACGCAGGCCCGGTGCGCGGTGTGCGGCCGGCGAGCCTGCAACTGCCACCACGTCGCGAGGCGCTCGTGGGGGAAGACGTTCAGGCTCGTCACGCCCAACGGGGTGTGGGAGCTGCACAGCCCGCTGTTCGCCCTGTGCGGCTCCGGCACGACCGGGTGCCACGGGAAGTTCCACGACGGCGGGCTGCACGCCGAGTGGGTATGGCGCACCGGGGCGGCCGAGGAGGCATGGTGGTCCGGCACGCTCCTCAGGGAGTACCCGCCGCACAGCCCCGACCTCTACATGTTCGGCTACTGGGCCATCACCGACCGATACGGCAACGAGATCATCCGAGAGGTGAGATGACGATGGAGATCACCAACTGCGAGCAGTACGTGCTCGCCGAGCTTGACTACGAGCAGCGCCGCAACGAGCGCCTCGTGGCCGAGAACAACAAGCTGTCCAAGCAGCTCGACGCCATGACAAAGAGGGCCAACGGCTACAGACGCATCATCAACCGCGACAAGACGCCCATCGAGGCGCTCGCGGACAGGGTCATGCGCGAGGAGATGTTGATCCGCTTCACCTACGCCGAGGTCACGGACGTCAAGAGCGCGTTCAGCGGAAGGCTGCTCGGCTTCGACGAATGGTGCCACGATGCGATGCGATATGTGGCGCTGGCGGAGGACGTCGGCGAGGAGGAGTTCACCCGGTTCATGCGCCGGGACCTCAAGAAGATCTACGACAAGAAGGTGGCCAAGAGTGCCGAGTAGAGGCCGCCGTGCCCGACAAGAGCGGCAGGGCGGGCCGATGAATGACGAGAGGGCCGTCGCCGCGGCCATCCACGCCGGGCTTCAGAGCGACGAGGTGACTGACCTCTATACGGGAGACTGCAAGGGCTGCGGCGAGTGCTGCTCGCGCTTCCTGCCCGTGAGCCCGTTCGACCGGGCGCGCCTCGAGGCGTACGTGCGCCGGAACGGAATCGTGCCCGCCGAGCCCAGGGCGGAGTACGACCTGCTGTGCCCTTACCTCACGGACGGGCGCGAGTGCGCGGTCTACGCCGCGAGGCCCGAGATCTGCCGCGCCTACCGGTGCGACAGGCACAAGAGGGGCGAGCTCGGAATGTTCTTCGGCGCGGAGTGCGCCGAGGTGACCGACATGCGCGAGCTCGCGGAATCAATGGCCAGCGACGTCTACAGGAAGGAGCAGGGGAATGGCTAGGAACGTCTACGGCGGCTACTGCCGCGAGTGCGGCAGGTGGACGCCTCCCGGGTTCGGGCACTTCGAGCGCTACCGCGGCGGCTGGCGCGTCCACTGCGTCGAGTGCGCGAGCGGGCGGAAGCTGCCGCCCGAGGGAGACCAGGCGGCGCAGGACATGCGGCGCCACGTAAGGAACATGGTGAACGACGGAAGGTACGGGAAGAGGGGATACAGATGACGGGGAACGAGAGGCCGGACATCTGTGCGGACGGACTCCGGGAGGAGCGCTGTGAGAACTGTCTGCACTGCTGCGCGACGGTGCTGCGCACCGTCCACGGCGTGGAGCGCACCGAGTACGAGTGCGGGCGGCGCCCGGAGTTCGTGCACCGCACGCAGGGGCTCGCCAGGTGCAACTACTGGACCGACGCGAGCTACGAGACCGGGGAGGACTAATGGCAATTATCGAAATGCCCAAGGGCGTGACCCCATCCACGATCCCCGAGTATGCAACGCCCAACGAATGGGCCAAGGCTTTCAACGTGAGCCTGAGGACCGTCTACAGGATGTGCAAGGACGGGGAGCTAATGACCGTGAGGACGCCCGGCAGTATCCGCATCTGCCGCGACATGTCCTTTGTACTGCTGGGGCTAGATAGGTGATGGCAATGGCGAATATCGAGTTACCAAAAGATGCCGAGGGCCGCGAGATTCCGCTGGATACCAAGGTGCTGTACGGCAGCGGCGGCACGGCCCGAAACATCGTGTACTGGGTGTACACGGTCGATTCCGACCTCGAGAAAGAGTGGAGGAACTGCTGGCGTGCGGTCACGGACGCGGGCAGGAAACTCGACCCCGAGCTCATGTACCTCACCGAACCCGACAGCTGGGAGAAGCTGGAAGAGGACTTGCAACGAATCACCGCTGACCCGACAGAATGGTTCTGCATGTATGCAGGACACGACAAGCGCGATACCGGCTGCCATAGTAACTGTAGTAACTGCAAGTTCTTCAAAGACAACAGGTCTTGCGAGAAACAAGCGGTTTTGGACATCGTATTTCGCATCCGCAAGCTGAGGGGTGAGGACTGATGACGACGCACGGGCTCAAGATTCAAGAGCAATACGCCGACGCCGTCCTGAACGGCACCAAGACGTTCGAGGTTCGCAAGAACGACCGGGGTTACGAGGTCGGCGACAAGATCGTGTTCAATGTCGTCGCAAACGGGGGCATCAGCACCGAAGCCGCAGCGAGGCACCCGCTCAACGGGGCGACCTACCGAATCGGCTACATCCCCGACGGCTTCGAGGGCCTCGCCCAGAAGTACGTGGCGATGGCCATTTACAAGCTGTGCCGTTTCCGGCGTACACAACAAAAGAGCGGGCAATTGAAGCATGGAACAGGAGAGTGAAATGATTACCGATGACGAGCGCCGCGAGATAGCCAATGAGCTACGCAGGCAGGCGGCGTACAGCAGCGGTTCGCTTGGCGAGTGGTGGCAGCGCCTGCAGGAGACAGTGACCGGCGAAGTCGACTTCCCCAACCCGCAGGAGACATACCGAGCAATTGCCGACCTAATCGACCGCCCGGTGTGCGGGGAGGAGATCAAGCAGTGATCGTCGTCGAGAAGAAGGACGTGCCCGAGGACTGCACGACATGCCTGTACGGACGCCCCAACGGGTGCGCCCACGCCGACCGCCAGTGGGACTGGATGCACTATCGCACGTGGAATGGACTCGAGCAGTGCCCGAGCTGGTGGCTCGACCAAAACCGATTCGAGAGGGCGTGACGCGATGGCGACCGAATACGTGCTGGACGCCGACAAGATCGCCCATTGGCGCATCGACAACCACGTCCCGCTGAAGCAGCTGGCGCGCGCCGCCGGGGTGAACCTCAGCAGCCTGAGCCATGCCATCAGCAACGGCAGGGAAGTGAAGATGAACCTGCTGCTCAATCTGGCGGAGGCGATGGGCGAAGACCCGCGCGACATCGTGAGGAAGAAGGTGGAGAGATGAGATTCGAGATAATCGAGCGCCACATCATCGACGTGCCGGACAGCGAGCTCACGGACGGCGTGCGCCCCTTGGGCAAGATGGCGCTCGTTGAGGTTCTCGACGTCATCGCGGAGAACCCGCGCAGGTTCATCGAACGGTACGAGATGTACCGCGAGGAGGTGGTCCGCCTTGGGGGCAAGCTGTGATCCGGGCTACAACCTCCCGGACGGATGCACCGACGCGGCAATCGACAGGCGCTTCGGGGAGCGCGGCCCGACCTGCGCCGAGTGCGCCAAGATGTATGAGTGCTGCTGCGACTACGGCATCTGCGAGGTGGAGTTCGACGACGCCTTCCGGGAGAGGTTCGACGGGGCGGACGCGGAGCCGGGCGACGTCGCCTATTGGGCGCTCCCGTGGATAGCGGACCACATGAGGGACATGCAGGAGGAAGCGTGCGCCATGTTCTGTGGCTGATGCCGCTGGCGGCGCTCTCGGCGCTGCTGGCGTGGGCGGCGAGGTCTGCATGGGCGCTCGCCGTGGTTCTGACCGTTCTCGTGCACATGGCGTGCGGGTGAGATTGGAGGATTGAATGGACGAGATTGGAAGGCTGATCGGCAGGCTCATCGGGTGCCTCATCATGACGGTTCTCGTGTTGCTGTGCGTCGCCGCAGTGCTGTGGTGCATGCAGCTGGTCGTGGGGCTGGTCGCATGAGTGCGGGCGAGAGGGTGGCGCGGCAGCTCCGCGACGCCGCGGCCCTGCTGGAGTCCATGGCGGAAGACGTGGGCGGGGACATCGACGAGAGGTTCGTGCTGCCGCCCATCACGCTCACCATCGAGATAGGCGCCACCGACGAGACCCCGACCCTGTCGGTGAAGAAGGACTACCTCGCGAGGAAGCGCCTGGCATGACGTGGAGCTCCAACGGCAACGCCGAGCGCAAGCTCAAGGCGAGGCTCCGCGCCGAGGGCAGGCCGTGCCACATATGCGGACAGCCCATAGACTACAGCCTGCCGCCCGGCACGCCGTGGAGCTTCGAGGCCGACCACGTGGTGCCGAGGGCGAGGGGCGGCGCGGTGCTGGACTACGCGAACCTCGACGCGGCGCACCGCATCTGCAACCAGAGGAAGGGCAAGCACATGCCGGGCGACGCGAGGCCCGTCGAGATAAGGCGCACGAGGCTGTTCTGAACGTTATGGACAACTGAATAGGCGGGACTGAAAGGTCTAACTGGAGGCGCGGTCGTCGGCACGGCTGCGCCTCACTGCTTTTTGGGGCGCCTAGCCGCCGATGGCGGGGGCATCGCCCCTCCCCGGGGGTGCACGGACACCCATGCTGTCAGTGCCGATTTCT